ATACTAAAGCGCCACGCAAAGGTATTCAAGAACTTCGCTACATTGATCCAAGACGTATTCGTAAGGTACGTCAGCCAATGAAGCGCACACCAGTTGTTGGTCAAAATTCCAAGCTGGTTATCCCTGCTTACGAAGAATATTACATCTACAATCCTATGGGAACTGTGATGGGAGTCACAGGTGGTACTGGTTCTTTGGGTCAAGGCATTAAGATTGCTAAAGATTCTATCTGTTATGTTCATAGTGGATTGCTAGACTCACGCAATATCATGGTGCTTTCATATCTGCATCGTGCTATTAAACCTCTCAATCAGTTGCGTATGTTGGAAGATGCTGTAGTTATCTACCGTCTTGCTCGCGCACCTGAGCGTCGTATCTTCTATATTGACGTTGGTAATCTACCAAAGCAAAAAGCAGAACAGTACGTTCGCGATATGATGGTCAAACATAAAAATCGCCTAGTATATAATGCAGATACTGGTGAGGTCAAAGATGATCGTAAGTTCATGACCATGCTTGAAGATTACTGGCTACCACGTCGCGAAGGTGGTCGTGGTACAGAAATTACAACACTTCCTGGTGGCGAAAATCTTGGTCAGATGGAAGACGTTGATTACTTCAAGAAGAAACTATACAAGTCACTTCATGTTCCAGTAACTCGTCTTGAAGCAGAAGGCACATTTAGCATGGGTCGTCAGGGCGAGATCACTCGCGACGAAATTAAGTTTGCCAAGTTTACTGAGCGTTTGCGTTCACGTTTCTGCCATCTATTCGATAATCTCCTCGAGATTCAGCTAGTTCTTACTGGCGTTATTACTCGTGAAGAATGGAAAGATTTCAAGAACGATATTAAGTATGATTTCCAGCGTGATAACTATTATGCTGAAATCAAAGAACAAGAAATGATCAACTCTCGTCTTGGTATCCTTGGCATTGTTGACGCGTATGTTGGTAAGTATTATTCAGTAGAATGGATTCGTAAGAACGTTCTTAAGCAGAACGACAACGAAATCGCTGAGATTGATAAACAGATTGCTGCGGAAGAAGCAGCATCACCAGAACCGGATCAAGAAGATGGCGCAGCGGTAAATAATCCCACAGCAAATCCAGCACAAGCATCAGTTGCTCAAGCAGGAGCAAATAATACACCTGCACCACAAAAAGAAGAAGTTTCTTTTGTCCCTAAACCTTTAACTGAAGACGATAAAAAACTTATAGATAATATGACTCGTGCGATTGAAAGAGTTAGTAAGGTTGATCTTGATAAACTGGAAGAGTTTAGGGATGAAGAATAATAATGAACGAACTCGAACAAGCCAAATTAATTTCAGTTGCTAATAAACTTGCTAGAGTTCAAATAGATGATCTTCGCAAAGAAGTTCTTGAACAACTAAGTTATATACAAAAAGCACTCCCTACAATTCCAAAAGTTATTCATGGCAAAACTGGTTTGTCAGGAAGAGGTATATCTGACGTCAAATTATTAGAAGGTAATTTGGTCATTCAGTTCACTGATGGATTTATTGCAGATCTCGGTAAAGTGTTGGGCGAACAAGGATCTATTGGTCCTAAAGGATTAAAAGGAGATCGAGGATTACAGGGAGAAAAAGGTAATCCTGGTGAAAGAGGCATTCCAGGAATTCGCGGTCCCAAAGGAGAAAAGGGTGATAGAGGACTACAAGGAGAAATTGGTCCTAGAGGTTTAATTGGCGAACAAGGCGAAATCGGTCCTCAAGGTATAGCTGGATTAGATGGTCGCGACGGTATCGATGGTCGCGATGGAATTGACGGTAAAGATGGACGAGACGGTGTTGATGGCAAAGACGGGCGCGATGGAATTGACGGCAAAGATGGACGTGATGGTATTGATGGTAAAGATGGACAAATTGGTCCTGCTGGTATTCAAGGCGCTAAGGGACCAAAAGGTTCAAAGGGAGAAAAGGGCGATAAAGGCGATAAAGGCGATCCAGGATTAGATGCTGACGTCACTAATCTTGAGAAGAAAGTTATTGATCTATTTGCTGATGTTGATAAGAGAATATCAAAAGTTGCCTTTAATGCTTCTGTTAATGGAGGTTCATCTGCTGGTTCGGGTGAAGTTTTATTAAGAGCATTAGATGATGTAGATTACAATTCTATTCTCAATGCTTCTAATAATAGTGTTCTGACGTATAATGCTTCTTCTAAAAAGTGGATGGCTGGAAGCGGCGGCGGAAGTAGTAATGTAAATTTAACAAGCATTACAACAGATATAATTCCATCAGCAAACAACCTATATAATCTTGGTTCTACTGGAATGAGATTTAAGGAATTATATCTTTCCGGCAATACAATTAATCTAGGTGGGGCTACTATTTCTTCTGATGGAACTGGTCAGATTGCCATATCTGGATCCGGTGCAGTTCTTCCAGCAGGATCTAAAGTATTAAATTCCGAAGGAGCAGTAGAAAAAACTATTGCTACTGTTGGAGATTTAGGCGTTGTTTCTATTGAAGTTCCTTTTTATACAAAAGCATTAGGTTTAAGTCAATCAGCTAAAACTTTTACATTTGGATCAAACATAAATAGAAAATTATTTACGAATTTTACGTTATCTAGTGGAGAAAGTTTAATTGATTCTAACGAAACATTATTTTTGTTTTAAGGCTAAACAAATATGGTAGAAAAAGTACCAATAAGAACAGTATTTGATAACAGCGGTAATCCTTCAGGACTTGCTGAATTTCAGTCAGGAGAGTCCGTTGGATACATACATGGTGGAACAGGATTAAGTGTTTTAGGCGCTAATAATCAAGTGCTTAGAACTAATTCTATTGGAACAGCTATCGAATGGGGAACAATAAATCTTAATCCATATCAGCTAGTTGCTAATTCAAGATCAGAATTAGCTAATACAAATGCTAGAATTAATCTACTCAATACTAATCTTCTATCAACGAACAATTCTATTAGATCATATATAGATTCTTCAATAGCCGATATAGTTGGTGCTGCACCAGAAACTTTAGATACTCTAAATGAATTAGCAGCTGCTATTAATGATGATTCTTCTTTCAATTCTACAATTAGTGCTCTGATCAATTCCAATTTAGCAAACACTAATTTTAGAATTGATTTAGTAAATAATAATCTTACTTCAACGAATACTTCTATCCGTACATTAGTAGCGTCAAATTTAGCAAATACTAACTCATATATTGCTAACGTTCAATCAGACGTAGATGCAAATGAAGCAACTGAGCGTGCAGCACTTGCCAACACTAATGCTTATATTGCAACTAAAGCAGATATAGAATCTCCAACATTTACTGGTACTCCAGCAGCACCAACACCAAATTCTGGAACAAATACTACTCAGATCGCTACAACCGCTTTCGTTCGAACCGAAATCGCTAATCTTATAGATTCTTCTCCTTCCACTTTAGATACGCTAAACGAATTGGCAGCTGCTATTAATGATGATGCTAATTTTGCTACAACAATATCTAATAGTTTAGCAACTAAACTTGAAGTTGCTAATTCATTTAGTCATTTAACAGTCCGATCTGGTAATACAAATTCAATAACAACTGTTCAGGAAAATGTTCCATTAAATGCTGCAGTCGTGGCTAATCCAGACGGGCATCTAGCTATTGTTATTGGTGGAGTTACCTATAAAATTCCATATTTCTTATAAATTATAAATAGTTTGAATTAAAAGGAGTTATTATGGAACAGATTTATACAGCGATTCAGGCAGCACAGAATCAGAATGCGTCAGAATTTCGTGACGCTATTCACAATGCTCTTGCAGCAAAGGTTCAAGATGCGCTTGATCTGAAGCGAATGGAAGTTGCCTCATCTTTTCTAAACCCTCCTGCCGAGGAGGAAGAACTAGTCGTACAGCAGGAGATTCTACCAGATGAAGAAGTTTAAGGAACTGCGCGAAGCACTGGAAAAGAAGAATCCAGAAGCTGCCGCTCTAAAGCCTCGTGCAAAGGGTGAAGAAGATTTCGCCAACATGCACACTGTCGATAGTATTGATTATCCTCATAATAAAGACCATGATGGAAACGATAAGATCGGCGGTAAAGATCATCATCCTAAGAACGGTGATCGTACTGTTGTTCAGCAGGGCACTTCTAAACTAGCTGATCAGTCTGGTTTCAAAGGTTCAAAAACAAAACTAACACCTGCAGATAAAACACAGGGCGACATGACTCCTGTTCGTGGTCCTTCTTCTGTTCGTGCCGAATCCATCTTTGATAATATCACAGATCTCGATGAAGGCGTTTCTATCGAACTAAGTAATGGTGATGTTGTTGAACTTGATGTTGAACAGCTAGAAGCAATCGAAGAAGTATTTGCTCAGCTAACAACTTCTAATCAGGAAGTATTCAAGTCACAGATCACTGAGAGCCTCGAGTCATTTGACGCAATCTTTCAGTTTGTTCAGAACAATAAGTGAGATAAGAGATGGCTGCAGAAGGTATCGTAAACAAACATAGTAAAGGTGGTTGGGTTATTGCTAAGTTCAACTCCAACGGCTTTATCAATCTTAATCATCCAACAGAAACAATCGGTGCTAATACTGTTGGAGAAACTGTTACACGTTTGAATATTGTTTCTGCAGAATGGTCTATTGGCGGCACTTCATACTGGACTATCAGTCGTGGTGCTAATACTATTATGATTCTGACTGCTGGTCAGCATTGTTTTGATCTCTCAGACTCACGCCTCCTTGATAACGGCGCTGCAGAAGCCACTTCAAATGTTGTTATTACAAAAACAGGCAGTGATCCTGGCACTGTAATCTTGAAGTTGCATAAGACTTCTTCTATCACAGGAGGCTCGCAGTACTAATGTTCAAGCTAATGTGTGAGGTACACGAAGACCTCAGAGTTATTACCGAAGCAAATGAATCTGGCGAGAAACAGTTCTTTCTCGAAGGCATTCTTATGCAGGGTAATATGAAAAACAAGAACGGTCGCACATATCCTACAGAAATCCTGGCAAAGGAAGTAGATCGTTATAATCGTGAGTTCGTTGAACAGAATCGTGCATACGGCGAACTAGGTCATCCACAGGGACCAACGATTAATCTCGAACGAGTTTCGCACATGATCAAAGAGTTGAAGCGTGACGGCGATAACTTCACTGGCAAAGCAAAGATCATGGACACACCATATGGACAGATTGTGAAGAATCTCATGAAGGAAGGCGCAAAACTGGGCTTTTCTTCAAGAGGTATGGGTAGTCTCGTAAAACGAGGAGACGTTATGGAAGTCCAACCAGACTTCTACCTAGCCACCGCAGCCGATATTGTAGCAGATCCCTCTGCACCTCATGCCATTGCTAATGGTATTATGGAAGGTAAAGAGTGGATCTTCGATAACGGCGTGTGGAAGGAAGCTGATGTTGTTGCTGTAAAGCAAGACATCGAAGAGTCGTATGCAACAAAAGAAGATCGTGAACAGATTCTTCTGAGAGCCTTCACAACTCTCATGAATAAGCTGTAAAAAATAACGATTTTATAAATAACTAAAGAAAGAAATTTCTTCAAAGAAACTAGGAGAATAATATGTCAGTTCAGGAAACTAACGTCGAAAAGCTCGACGATCTTGAAGAAGCAAAGAAAGCGAGCTTCGGCGTTGATGCTGAGGTTCCTGATCCAACAGGCGTTAATGCGCAGCCTCCTGGTGGCGCTGCTCAGGCAGGCGATCAGACACCACCAACTCAGGGTTCAGGCTTGAAGCCATACACCAAGGTCGGCATGATCAATGCTATGGTTGGTGCTATGTCAAAGATGAAGAAGTCTGACGTTTCTGCTGCCTATTCAAAGATGATGGGCGAGACTGTTGAAGAATCTGAAGAGACAGAAACAGTTGTAGAAACAAAGGGTCGTATGCCAGGCATGCCACATATTTCAAAGGAAGATCTTGATATTTCTGAAGATATTAAGGCAATCTTTGATGGTGCTGATGTTAGCGATGAGTTCATTGCTAAGGCATCTTCTGTTTTCGAGGCTGCTGTTCTTTCAAAGGTAAATGAGCAGCTAGATGCTGTCAATAGCCAGTTTGAAACAGCTATTGCTGAAGAAACAAAGAGTTCGAGCGATTCTCTCGTTGAGCGTGTTGATTCATATCTCGACTACGTTGTTGAGTCATGGATGGCTGATAATGCTGTTGCTATTGAGCGTGGTCTCAAGGCAGAGATCGTTGAAGATTTCATGAAAGGTCTTAAGAATCTATTCATTGAAAACTATATCGATCTTCCAGACGAAGCAGTTGACGTTGTTGAAGAGATGACCACTAAGGTTGATTCCCTTGAGGAAGCAATCAACGAGGAAATCGAAAAGAACGTTGAACTCACCAACAAGATTAAAGAATTTGAGCGCGTTGCTGCGTTCAAGGAAGTTTCAGAAGGTCTCACAGACACGCAGATTGCGAAGCTGGAATCACTTTCTGAAGCAATCGACTTCGAAGACGTTGAGTCATATACGAAGAAGGTTGCTACCCTTCGTGAGAGTTATTTCCCAACAAAGGCGTCTGCAGCACCTTTGTCCGAAAGCGTAACTCTCGATGAGGAACCAGTGGGCGAAGATGTCGCCGAAAAGCAGGTTCCAGTTGAAATGGCTGCTTACATGTCCGCGATTACTCGTGGCATCAAAAAGTAATAACAAACAAGGAGTAATATAAAAATGGAATCTCTGAACGAATCAATTCAGAAGAAGTGGCAGCCAGTCCTGGAACATCCTGACCTGGCTCCCATTAAGGACGCTCACAAGCGTTCAGTCGTAGCACAGCTACTCGAAAACCAGCAGCGTTCCGCTCGCGAGCAGTCATTCGGCTCAGGCGGCTACTCTGCTCCATCACTGCTCGGCGAAGCCGCTCCCGTCAACTCAATGGGCGCTTCTTCTTCAACAGCTTCTGATGGTGCTATTGATACTTTCGACCCAGTTCTAATTTCACTGGTTCGTCGTTCAATGCCAAACCTCATTGCTTATGACGTTTGCGGCGTACAGCCAATGACTGGTCCAACTGGTCTTATCTTCGCAATGCGTTCACGTTACAGCACACAGGGCGGCGACGAGGCTCTCTTCAACGAAGCCAACACCACCTTCTCTGGTTCTGCTGCTGGTAACACTGCTTCACGCTTTGTTGTTGGTAACACATCAGGCGGTAAGGTCCAGACAAGCAACGACCCAACCACTCGCGTTTCTTCAGCTGCTACTGGTTACTCAGTATCAACTGGTATGTCACGCACTGCTGCTGAGCGTCTCGGCGACGGCACAACTGCTGGTGGTAACTTCCAGGAAATGGCTTTCTCAATCGAGAAGGTTGCTGTAACTGCCGTTTCACGTGCTCTAAAAGCTGAGTACACCATGGAACTGGCTCAGGACCTCAAGGCAGTTCACGGTCTTGACGCTGAAACAGAACTCTCCAACATCCTTTCTGCTGAAATCCTCGCTGAAATCAACCGCGAAGTTATCCGTACGATCAACTTCGAGGCTTCTATCGGCGCTCAGGAAAATGTAACATCTACTGGTACATTTAACCTTGACGTCGACTCAAACGGTCGTTGGATGGTTGAGAAGTTCAAGGGTCTTCTATTCCAGATTGAGCGTGAAGCTAACCAGATTGCCAAGTCAACTCGTCGCGGCAAGGGTAACGTCATGATCTGCGGTTCAGACGTTGCTTCTGCTCTACAGATGGCTGGTGTTCTTGACTACACCCCTGCTCTGTCAAACAACCTGAACGTTGATGACACAGGCAACACCTTCGCTGGCGTTCTGAATGGTCGTATTAAGGTCTATATCGACCCATACTTCTCTTCAGCTTCTGGCAAACAGTACTTCACACTCGGCTACAAGGGCGCTTCTGCTTTTGATGCTGGTTTGTTCTACTGCCCATACGTTCCACTACAGATGGTTCGCGCTGTTGGCGAAAACAGCTTCCAGCCAAAGATCGGCTTCAAGACCCGCTACGGCATGGTCCAGAATCCTTTCGCTACCTCTGGTGCAACTGGCGCTATCGGCAATCCTGCGACAAACGGTTACAACACCTACTATCGCTTCGTTGCTGTCAGCAACCTTATGTAAGAAAAAGACTGGAGATAATCCAGCCAATACTAAGAGGGGGCTTCGGCTCCCTCTTTTTTATTATAAATAGGTTCATGAGCGCAGAAGAAAATCAACCAAACAATCTAAACTTTCTTGGTCAGAATAACTTTAGGTTCGCAATTCGACGTTTGCCAAACGTGAACTATTTCTGCCAAGGAGTTACCATACCTTCCGTTTCTGTTGGTGCAATAGATTCGCCGACTCCATTTGCGGCAGTTCCTCGCCCAGGAGATCGTATCACCTATGATCCATTGGTTGTTAGATTTAAGGTAGACGAAGACCTAACCAACTATTTCGAAATTCAGTCATGGTTAGAAGGATTGGGTCATCCAGAAGATTTATCTCAAACTAAGAATCTTTCTTTAGATATTCGTTCTAACCAAATCGGTTCAAGACCTCTAGGATATTACACAACATATATCTCTGATGCTACTCTAAATATCATGACTAGCAATAAGAACTTTAATAAAACGATCTTTTTCTACGATTGTTTTCCAATCAACCTCTCAGAACTCTCTTTTGAATCTACGAATTCAGATGTTGAATATCTTGAAGCAACTGCTACGTTCCGTTATCGAATGTACAAATTAGAATCCTAATACTGACCCCTCGTTACATAACTCATTATATCTACATAATATTCATTTGTCAAGACTATTATGATCTTGACAGTAGATAAATAATGATATAGAATGAACTCATGAAACTTGAAGAACTCTATGATCTATGGGAAAAAGACGCCAAGTATGATGATCTCAACTTGGATGTCGATTCACTGAATATCGCTTCCCTACACGCTAAATACAATAGGATGCTCAGCGAGGCAAGATCTCAGCTGAGAGCCTTGCGTATTAATCGCAAATCACATTATGCTACATTGCGTGAATATTATTTGGGGAATCTTAATAACCCTGAGGACCTTGACAGAATAGGTCGTGAACCTTATCTTAATAAGGTACTGCGACAAAATGTACAAGATTATGTTGAAGCCGACGACGATATCGTAAAGATAGATACTCGTATCGCGGTCCTTGAAGAAAAAGTGGAAGTTATTGTCGAGATTATGAAAGCAGTCCACAAACGTGGATACGATATCAAATCTGCAATCGAGTGGAGAAAGTTCACGAATGGATTCTGATATCGTATTACATAAAGTAAATGAAGCGTGGATGCGTGTTGAATGTGACCCAAGTATTGCGCGGGAACTATCTGAACACCTGACGTTCGAAGTCCCTGGAGCAAAATATAGTC